TTTCATTTAGTTTCTCACCATTCTTTCTCATCTTACGCAAGTAGTTTACCTTAGTCTGCCCTGCGTTGTCAAATGCTTCATACCAAACTGTTTTAACTTGTAGACCATAATCTTTTACCAATTGATCTATTCCATAAAAAGATCCTTTGGCCATACCTTTTATTTTTTTAGCGTGCCAATGTTTAGGTCCTATAAATTTAATCATGTTTTCTATTTCTTTGTAAGACACTAACTGTCCCTGTCGTAAATGTTCCCACGATGTAGCTGCTTGGTGTAATTCTTTTTCGCTACTTCGTTTGTATCTGTTTTCATAATACAATCCTTGTCTATACAAAGATTCTTCTATGTCTGTTAGCATGTGTCTAGTTCTACTTAATATTAACCAATCACCTGTTGACATATCTATGCTATCAACATCAAAATGTCTGTGTAGGTTTCCTTGACTAACTCTAGGTTCCCATGACTTATCTATTCTGTTTCTAATTTTATTTATTATACCCATCGCTAGTCCATGTACTTTAGCAGGTATTCTGTAAGACTGTGTTAGTGGTAGGTATTGTCCTTCCAATGCTATAAAAGAATCTACGTCTGCACCAGCCCATCTAAATATTGCTTGGTCATCATCACCTGCAATAAAAGAATCTTTTGTTTTATTCCAAATAGATCGTGTCATGTCCCATTGCATTAGTGACAGATCCTGAGCTTCATCTATAAATACCACATCAAACTTTGGAGACTTATCTGACTTTGTAAACTCTGTTATCATGTCATTAAAATCTATCAGGTTATATTCTTTTTTATATCTTGCTAACTCGTTGTGTATAATTCTAAGTTGATCTCTCTCCAGGTCTTGCGTGTGTTCTTGTAAATCAAACTGTTGTTCTGGTGTAATGTTTCGTAACTGTGCTAGCTGTATGATTCGTAAATACTCACTGTCCGATGTAAAGATACCACCTTGGTCTTCTTGATAGTCAGCGTATGTTACAGGAAAACCTAACTTCTTACCTAGATCTTTGTAGTGTCTGGGCTGCATCACTTGATCTTTTTTTAATCCTAACTTTCTAAATGCTAGTGAGTGTAGTGTTCTAAAATATGGTAGGTCATCTTCTGTTAAATTAAATTTTTTAATTGCTCTATCTCTTGCTTCGTGTGCAGCTTTCTGTGTAAATGCAAAGTAACCTATCTTGTCAGGGTCTGTTTGTTTTAGATAGTCATCCACTTTGTTTAACAAAGTTGTAGTCTTACCTGTACCCGGTGGTCCTAGTACAATTGTTCTCAAAATATATCCTTTGGTTTTAATTCTTTTTGATTGTAATCGTCTTCTTTTTTGTCAAACTGTTTTACAACAAACACAGAGATTCTTTCTTTACCGATACGTTTGTCATCACAGTTACATGTTTCTTTTAACATCTGTGCTGTACGTGAGTATGGTACGTCCCAACGTTTTCTAATTAAAAACTGATTGTAGAATCTGTCAAATACAAAGTGATGATAGCCTTCGTTAGTCCATACACCACCTTTTTTAAGATCGTTTTTATCTGTTGATACTTGTCTGTTTAAACAATACTCTTCTAAATGATTCTGTAATTGATCCTGTGTAGTCACACCTTCTGGTGGATCTATTGGTTCGTGGTTCTTCATCAGTGGGTTTATTATCATGTCCCAATCTTTTGGTTTAACTGTTGGTGGTTTAAAATCCAACTGTTCCATACACGCTTCTTGAAATAAACTTTGTTGTTTTAAAAATTTTACGTTCTCCAGGTGTAGTCTTTCACCATCTACGTTTAGATAGTAGTATGGTTTTTCTAATTTAATTTTTTGTAAGTCAGTCAACGCAGGAAATACAATCTCTTCACCAATACCAAACTTTCTTTCTCTACATAATTTTTTATCACATAGGTTACACATCGGTGTATCATTACATTTGTAACCCCATTCTTTTTTATCGTGTTGACGTTTAATTATTTCTACTTCAGACTCACTCAGTGGTACAGTCGATGCAGTTGCATTAAACAATGTCATCTTACTTTTCCATTCTGCAGGCCATTTCTTTTTAGCGTACACACCAAAATGAAACATAGAATTGTTACGACCACCTTCTGGTATTTTATTCATAGCCATAAGTTCTATGCATGGTGGTGCATCAGAGTATTCTGATTGTGGTCTTTCTATTTTTATTTTTGTAATGTCTTTTTGTTTTATCTCACTGTATATAGTGTAAAATTCTTCTAGTGTTGCAGCTTCACCATCTGCTCTAAATGCATAACGTGTAGTATCTTCACCACCAAAGTATGGTAGGTTTAAAAAGTTACCTGTGTCATCTGCTGATTTTAATTGTATTTGTTTTGGAAAGACTTCTGATCCGCCGTATCCTAGTAGTGTTTTGATTTCCGTTAGTTTGTCTCTCATTCTTTCTGCTGCTACCGGTTGTTCGGAGAAGAGAAAGACGTGTGCCCCTCCACTCTTTGACCTACACACAGCCAAAGGCAGTTTAAATTGTTTTATTTTATCTATTAATTGTTTGTGATCAAACCCTGCGTATGAATCTATATCTACACAACCCCACACACATTGATTGTCTTCGTTAATGGGTATGATGCCCAGACTCTGCGTACCATCTAGGTGCATCTTCCACAATTCCGTGGTCACTGGTTGACGTACTACGAATGATTGTCCCTTTAGTTTGACACCGTTTTCTGCCGGTGCTGTAACCTTGGTACAACCATGCGCACGTTCCAATCCTTTAAATATTTTTTCAAACATAAATTTTAATAGGCGCTTCCACTCTCGCTTCCACGCCTACTCCTAGGATTTTATTTAGTATGGTGTTGAGTCTTTAGTATCTTCTGATCCGTGTTTAGCTTCCACTTCACCTTTACCAACACTCAATGCAAAAGATTTAGCCATGTCATAGATTCCTTTATCTGTAACTGGTCCCATCTTTTCCACTTCCCATCCAAACCATGTTCCTTTGTCATTAGACATTTGCACGGTAGATAGATTATAAATGTGGCTGTAAGTTGGCGGTGTAAACAAACCATTTTTACCTTGTAGTTTTAAACCCATCATTAATGAATTCCATTTTCTACTAACTTTTAATTGTGTAGACTTCATAGAAATCAAAGCTGTTGATGGTTGTTCACCCAAAGTTAATACAAAGTGACTTGCAGTATTATCAAGATAGTTACCATTTGGTAATCTGTCTTTGTAGTCTTTACCTCTAGTGGTTTGACTAACGATATCACTGTCAGCGTCATGAATTGCTACAGGTGCACCAGAACTTGTGCCTCTGTCTTGCCATTCAATGTATTGTCTTTTGTAGTGACAAGGTACAACACTAATTTTATCAAACAATTCGTTTGTAACTGTGTTGATTATTTTGCCAGGCTCTGCGCCTTCGACATACTTACCATCTCTTTTGTTTACCTCTGGAGATAGTTGACCCAAAATTTTTAAGAATGGTAACGCAAGATCTTCCTGCGATATATTTTGAGTGCCTTGTTGTGCATCAGCTTCCATATCAAATGTTGCTAGTGCACTATTCTTTTTTTCTGCTACTTGGTTCATGTTTATTTGTTCCTTTTTATTGTTGTCTTATTTCCAACGAACACGTTGAAAATTTCCGTTGGCATTGATTTACCTGCCTCTAAACGTTCACGGACTAACGCTTTGAGAGTCATGGGCTCAACCTTCAACTTTTGTGTTGGTTGATACCCACGCTCTTCTGCAAGAGCAGCATAATCCGCTGCCTTGTTATCCTCGTTACGACCGAATGATACGGATATCTCATTTTTGATTATATCACCCAAGCCATTTTCACGAAGCCATGTAAATGCTTTTTCTCTGTTTGCAATAGAGATACTTGCACTATAATTCGGTTTAACATCTACTGTAGAACCATCTGATAATTTTAAATGTGACAGTCCCATTTCAGCCATCATCGTTGGAATTACTTCACCAGATAATCTTTCATGTTCTTTTTTTAAATCTTTTAGATTGTTCTCACTTGTTTCTATTCTATTATTTAAACCTTCTAACATTTGTATTTGATCTGCTAGAGATTGTATACTTGCAGTTTTATCTACAAGGTCTTGTTGGTCTTTTTCAAAATCAATACTACTCATTTATTTTTCCTTTCTCGTATAAATCTATTTCTATAGGATAATATTTTCTTTCTTGTTTATCCCATTTCAATAAGTTGTATTTGCCGTTAGTTATATCAGAAACTATAGAACAGGCTACACCTATTATTGCAGGGTCACCTGTTAATAATAAATAATCTGTTTTTTTATAGTTAGCTAATTCTTTTCTTAACCTAAAAATAAGAGGACCTGGAGAAAAAATAATTTGTGAAAGTTCTGGTAATAAAAATTTAAATTTTCCATACTCAGCTGCACCCATTATATTTATTTTAGGTCTACCTTCTGCTGTTCCTGGAATATGTTGAATAACATGAACAGTAGGAGAATCACTTTTTTTAAGGTCTTCGTATCTAATAGTTTTTTCTTTCATGCTTGACAATATAGGTTTGAGTTGTTATCTTGTCAAGTAGAAAGAAGAAAAATTATGAATTATAAATTTAAAACAAAACCTTATGCACATCAAATGACTGCATTAGAAAAGTCATGGAACAGAGAAAACTTTGCTTATTTTATGGAAATGGGTACAGGTAAAACAAAAGTATTAATAGACAATCTTGCTATGCTTTATGACAAAGGTAAAGTTAATGGTGCATTAATTATAGCACCTAAAGGTGTTGTAGGTACTTGGTACAACAATGAAATACCAAATCATCTTCCTGATCACATAGGTGAAGTAACTATATTATGGCAATCTAATATTACTAAAAAACAAAAAGAAAAATTAGAATCTTTGTTTGAAGTAGAAGAATCATTACACATTCTTATTATGAATGTAGAAGCTTTTAGTACAACTAAAGGCATGGAGTTTGCTAAAAAATTTTTATCTTGTCATGAAACTATGGTAGCTATTGATGAGTCTACCACTATTAAAACACCTACTGCTAAACGTACAAAAAATATTCTTAAACTAGGTGAGTCTGCTAAGTATAGAAGAATTATGACAGGTTCTCCCGTAACTAAAAATCCACTAGATTTATATACACAATGTGACTTTTTAAGTCCGTGGTTATTAAATTTTCAATCATATTATTCTTTTAGAAATAGATATGCACAAATGAAAACACTACACATGCATGGTAGACAAATACAGGTGGTAAATGGTTTTAAAAACTTAGGTGAGTTATCTGACAAACTAAAAGATTTTTCTTATCGTGTATTAAAAGAAGATTGTTTAGATTTACCCGATAAAATATTTATTAAACGTCAAATACAATTAACACCAGATCAACGTAAACTGTACGAACAGATGAAGAAAGAAGCAATTGCTATATTAAAAGGCAAACAATCTACTACTGTAAATACATTGACACAACTAATGCGACTACAACAAATTACTTGTGGTCATTTTACTGCTGACGATGGTGGAACACAACCTATTGCTAATAATAGAATTACAGAACTAATGAATGTCTTAGATGAAACTGAAGGTAAGGCTATTATATGGGCTCACTATCAGTATGACATCACTGAAATAATTAAAGCTGTGGTTAAAGAATATGGTCCGGGGTCCATTGTCGATTATTATGGATTAACACCACAAGAGGAAAGACAACCTAATATTAAGAAATTTCAAGATGACCCTAAGTGCCGGTTTATTGTTGGAACGCCTTCTACGGGCGGCTATGGCATTACTTTGACAGCTGCAAACACCGTAATTTACTATTCTAATGGTTATGACTTAGAAAAGCGATTACAATCAGAAGACAGAGCACACAGGATCGGCCAAAAAAAATCGGTAACTTATGTCGATTTAATGGCGGACGATACAGTGGATGAAAAAATCGTGCAAGCTCTACGCAAAAAAATAAATATAGCATCAGAAGTTTTAGGAGAAGAATTAAGGTCATGGATTTAATAGGATATATACGCGACGAGCGCTGGAATTTTTTTAAACCAGGTCGACTGCTTTTCCAATAATTGGTTTGTATTTAGTTTTACCCTCAGATTTAAATGCGTGTAAAAATTGTTTTCTAGGTTGGTCAGTAGTAAAGCTACAATGTATCCATCCACTGTTTGGCTCACCAGGAGTATAAAACTCTAATATTAATTGATCATAGTCTAGGTTTTTGTTAATCCAATCAGCTAATTCAGCATTGTCAGTTCCCATACATTCGAAATCTGCCGCCTCAGCTTTTGCATGTTGGCTGTTGATTGAGCTACCTATCTTTAGGCACAGCTGCTCGCTACGGAACCCTGACGTGACTTTAACTCTTCCAAAGTGGTCACGTACTGGCTGTAAAATATTTTCACAAAGTGCTTTTAGTTTTTCTATTTGACCTGAGTTAGGATTGTTATTGATATCCAAACGAATAGCAGTATCTGATTTGATAAGCTCTTGAAGAGAAAAATTTCGTGATAGTTGCATGATTTTATTTTGTAATGTCTGTAAGTAATACTATTAGCACGGCTCCCATACCGCCAACAATCCAATACTCTAATCTTTTGATACGTTCTTGCATTTCTTTTATCTGCTCAAACGTTTGCTTTTGCATTATTCTGCAAAGCTTTTCATGTGATTCAATTTTTTGTAATGCTGATTTTTTTGCCATTATGTTCTACTCGCTATTACCTTTTCAGTTGGTGATAGTAACGCTTCTTCGTTACGTGTCAAGTTAGTTTGTGGGTTAATTTGTTGCGTGTTTGTTGCAGTTTGTACAGGCATTGGTGTATTACCTAATGGTGGTGCTTTAGATTGATCATCATATGTATCACTTGGTGGCATGAAGTCACTAAGCTCTACTGGAAAATCTCTGTATAAACTTAAACCTTTAAATACATTTCTCATTCCTTTTATAATTCCTCTTGCTTGTAAAAAAGGATTAGGAATACCAGCTTCTCTTGAGATGTCTTTAAATCTTTGTTCTATATCTTCTGATGGATAGTAAAATTTAAATTTGCCTTTAAATAAATCATCAATAGTAGATTCAGGTATACCTCTTTTTTCTAATGCTTTAGTAATTTGTCTTCTGTTTAAACCAATTTTTTGTGCGTTTTGAAAATGTCGTAACATTTCTTTTTGTACTTCAAACATTCCTTTGTTAGCTACAAAATATCTTTCAATAACATCTTGTGGAGTTTTAGGTCCACCTTTTAACAAACCTTCGGGTCCACCAGTAAATTCTTTTCTAGCTTTAGATATACCTCTTTGGAAATCATAAATATAAAAACCCAAAGCTTTTTCTGGTTCAACTTTAACAGGTCTCCATCCCATAATACCTGCCATCTCTTTACTCACTTCAAAAAATTCACCGGTTTGACTAGGTGTTTCTGTAAGTGCTTTTCCTAATCTTTGGAAAGGTTTTGTAGTAGGCATTAAAGTTACACCTAAATGTTTAAATATTCTTTGATATTTTTCTGCGGTAGGTGTTTGTTCTGAATATAATTCTACACCTTCTTTGGTTACACCACCTCTAGACCATATATCCATAAACGCTTCTGTAAACATAGACTCAGATACAAACGGCTCTGCCACTTGTCCTGCTGCTCTAGCTACACCTTCTGTAAATCCTTTTAACAATACTTCTTCGTCTTCTATACCTTGTTGAATACTATTTAATAATGTTTGGAAAGGTCTTGATAGTGTATCGTAAACATTGTTTTTACTATAGTCTATGTAATATAATTCATCGGTTTCTGGATCTCTCATGTATATTTTTTGTGAGTCTCTTGCCCAAGGTGCTACGAAATCATTAGCTGCATCTGCCTCTTCGTTTGATACACCAAAGATTGCTTGCGATCCTTTTATTGCACCATAAGGAAGAGCTAATGTTGCCATAGTCATTCCAGTTAATCGTTTCATACCTATAGCTTTCATAGGGTTTTTACTTGTAATAGGGTTTATACTTTTTGTTACAGGGTCTGCTATTTCATCTAATGCTTGTTGTACAATACCTACACCAGTTCTATAAACTTCTGATGGCCACGACATGAAGTTACCAAATGGTGACATACGCGCAGCTCTTACAAACTCACCTACATATGCATAGTTAGGCACAGTATTTCTTACTATCTTAGCTGCCATTTCTTCCATCTGTTCATTAGACATCTTTAATAGTTTATCTTTATTTAATTTAAATAATCTTCCATACTCCACTTCAAAGTTAAATACTTTCCAAAAATCATCTTCAGCTACATATGCATCTTGCATAAACTTAGCACCTTTTTTAACTCCTTTACCTAAAGCTCCTAAAGAATTTAACATAGGTCTAAGAATACTATCTGTTGCAAGGTTTCCATCTCCAAATCTAATATCTTTCATTAGGTTTCTAAGATCACCAAGTCTTGTGTTTGTATTTGTTACACCAAGTTCTAAATATCTTCTGTAACGTTCCATTGATAGTGGGTTTCTAATTCCAACTTGTATAGTTGCACCTGCTCTTTGCAAAGCTTCTTTCATTAATTGTGGGTTTTCAAATAACGTACCATTACCTAATGCAAACGCACCAGAACTTAAAAAGTTTCTTATGTGTGTAGGTATAGATAAAATTGTTTTTGCATACTGCGCACCAGCTTTAGGTGTAAGTAATAAATTACGCCATGCCCAAGAAAAAGTTTTACCAAGTGCGCCACCAGTTTCACCTCTCATAAACTCTTGTATTTTTGATACGTTAGAAAAACCATCAGCTATTGCTCTTGTTGTATACATGCCTTGTAATCTATTTACTAACACACCGTCTTTAAAATAATCTTTTACATAAGGATCTATCTTTACAATCTCATCACCAGGTATATCACCAAATGCTCTACGTGCTTCTAGCGGTGTTGAATGAAAGAATCCTCTTTGACCTGGAGGAGTGTCTGCTTTAACAGCTGCTTTCATAGCTTCATCAGTTTCTAATACTTCATCAAACAATTGATTTTTTCTAGCAACTACAGATAATCTATTGACCCCTTCATAAATAGAATGTCTTACATCTTCTACTTCACCAAATAATTTTCTAAAATTTTTACTACCTTTACCGATAACTTGTAATGTCTTGTCTCCATCAGGTGTTTCTTTAGTTAGTGTTTGTGCAAACGTCTTGATATTGTATGCGTCTTCTGCACTTTTAGTTAAGTTTTGATATGCAAACGTAGGCAACGTGTCTTTTTTAGGGTCCATGTTTCTAGCAGATGCAATTAATTCATCTACCATTTGATCTGCTTCAAAGTCATTAATAGGATTTTTATTTTTAGCAGCGTATCTCATAAACATTTCCGCTACCATTTCTTTATCTTTTGCTGCTGGTTTGAATTGATTAAATAAACCTGCTTCTTTATTTTGAAACATAGCATAAGTGTTACCAATGTAATCTTTTATTCTCTCTCCCATTAAAGCTCTAAGA